GATTACGCTGCTAAAGGTGACGACCGTGATACATCTTGGGGTGGCGGATACGAAGGTGGCGGTGGTGAAGTTACTACCGCATCTGATGTCTCTCATACCGCAGAGTCAGCACAAGCAGCAGCGGCAGCCGCAGGGTGGGGTGGCGAAGGCAAAGACGAGGGTTCTGGTGCACGTGGTGGCAGAGCAACTGGTGGCCTAGTCTCTCGCAAGAGAACCAGTAAGAAGAAGTAAGACTAGGCTAACTAAATAACTATAAGGCTACCCAGCCCACAAAGGGCTGGCCCCAACATAAGGAGTAAAACATGTCGGACGTAGCGCAACAAACTGTAGACTCTGCTGCACATCTTCGTAATGCAGCTCGTGTTAAGCGAGATGAAGAAGAACTTCGTAAGCTTATGGAAGGACATATGAATGTCGAAGATACCAGTGATCTACAGCAAGAAGCCACAGAAGATATTACGCAAGAGCGTAGTGAAGCCCAGCGCCTTGAAGAAGCCTTTGAAAAAGAAGAAACCCCTCTAAGTAAAGAGGAAGAGTCTTTCAAGAAGCGTTACGGTGATCTTCGTCGCCACATGCAAGATAAAGAACAGGAGTGGAAGATTAAGTTTGAACAGCTTGAACAGCAGCTTACTAAGTCTTCCAAGAATGAGCTTGTACTCCCTAAGACAGAAAAAGAGATTGAAGCTTGGGCTAAGAAGTATCCTGATGTAGCAGCTATTGTAGAAGCTATTGCAGACAAGAAAGCTTCAGAACGCTCTTCAGATATTGATAAACGACTGCGTGAGATCGAAGAGCTTCGCATCCAAGCAAAGAAAGACAGAGCAGAGGCAGAATTGATTAGCCTTCACCCTGACTTTGAACAGATTCGCTCTGATGATGCATTCCATGACTGGGCAGAGAATCAGCCTAAGTGGGTGCAAGACGCTTTGTACGAAAACATTGATGATGCTAAGTCTGTGGCACGAGTGATTGACTTGTACAAAGTAGACCAAGGCATTACTACAAAACGTAGCAGCGGTGACAAAGATGCAGCAAAAGCTGTGAATGCCCGTGTACGTAATACCCCTGAGGCTGATGCAAGTAAGAAGTATCTGCGTGAGTCTGAGGTTAACAAGATGTCCACTAAAGAATATGAGAAACATGCTGACGCAATCATGGAAGCTATTCGCAGTGGCAAGTTTATCTATGACGTATCTAAGGGCTAAATAAAGTCTTGACAATACTATTAGCGTAGATATAACTATTTGCATGTATAGGGGTTGCTGATCACATCCCTTATCTTGCTTTCTTAAGCACTAAGCCACTTTAAAAGAACTACCCTCTAGTCTAGGCCCAGCGCTACAGGACGGCCATCCTAAAGCTTAGCTGACCACCCTACAACTACTGGCCTCTTTTGTGGATATGACGTGTCTTACTTTCACATAGCCATATCTATAGGAGGAACTAACTATGGCTTTCGCATCTGTATCGGGTTACAGCAACTTGCCGAATGGCAACTTCTCGCCCGTCATTTACTCCAAGCAGGTTCAACTTGCATTCCGCAAGTCTGCTGTTGCCAACGCAATCACCAACAACGATTACTTTGGTGAAATCGCAAACCAGGGCGACACTGTTCGCATCATGAAAGAGCCGGAAGTTACGGTCAACGAGTACGCACGTGGTAAGACCATTGCTACGCAAGACCTCAATGACGCTGACTACCAGCTTGTTGTCGATAAAGCTAACTACTTCGCATTCAAACTGGATGACATCGAAGAAGCACATTCGCACATCGACTTCATGAAGCTTGCTACGGATCGTGCTGCTTACCGCCTCGCAGACCAGATGGACAAAGAAGTCCTCGGCTACCTGTCGGGCTACAAGCTCACCCCGGCAACCGCTGGCTCGCCGCTTGAAGCTGAAGTTGCAGACACCGTGAACACCACTGTGTCGGGCACCAAGGCAAACACCTCGGCTGGTTCTGACGAACTTCTCGCAGCAAACAAGCTGAAGAAGTCCTCGTTTGGCAACATCACCACCACTGGCGCAGGCGATCACTCGATTCCTGTTGCTCCCCGTCTGACTGGCGCAACTTCGGTTTCGTCCACGACTGCTACCCCGCTGCAGATCATTGCACGTATGGGTCGTCTTCTTGACCAGCAGAACGTTGACACCCGTGGCCGCTGGATCGTTCTCGACCCGATCTTCGTTGAAATGCTCAAGGACGAAGATTCCCGTGTTCTGAACGCTGACTTCGGTGGTGCAGGCCTCATGAACGGCCTCGTGCTCAACAACCTGCACGGCTTCCGTGTGTACGTGTCGAACAACCTTCCGTCTGTTGGCACTGGTGCTGGTACCGCTGGTACTGCAAACCAGAACACCAACTATGGCGTGCTCGTTGCTGGTCATGACTCGGCTGTTGCTTCGGCTGAGCAGATCAACAAGGTTGAATCGTATCGTGACCCGGATTCGTTCGCTGACATCGTGCGTGGTATGCACCTGTACGGTCGTAAGATTCTGCGTCCCGAAGCGATTGTTACTGCAAAGTACAACGCAGCCTAATTAAAACTACTGGGGGTATCCTTTAATTAGGGTACCCCCTTATTAAGGTTTAGTATGTTATACATTTCACGTGACAGTCAGATAGCCTACTACCATGCACCCAAGAATGGTTCTCGCACGATGCTAGGTTATCTCGCTCTCACTAAAGAGCCAGACCTGTTTGATCAACATCCTGAGTACTTCAAAGAGCGTGACGATGAAGTATATCATGAGTTAAGGAACAGGACGCAGCTTGCAAGTGCTCACCACTTCGATGACTTGAATGTACCTAGCGCAGAGCAAGACATTCGCATTGTCATTAAGCGTGATCCAGTAAAGCGCTTCATTAGTGGATACCGCAATAGGGTTTTGTTTCACAAGAAGTTACTTACAGAGACGCCAGACATTTCTACCTTTATAAGTAACTATAGCCGTTATGTATCTAACTCAGATATTGAGACACACTTCAAACCACAAGTTAAGTTCTTTGGTTTAGACAAATCTAAGTTCACCCACATCTTTGACATTACAGAGATGCATTTAGTTAAGCAG